TAATTCAAAAAAGTTAGACTTAGGTCGTAATGAAATTAATTCCATAAAATCAAATGGGTTTTCACTTTTCCATATTTTTTCATATCCTAATTGTACTAATAAACGATCTGCTACAAATTCAATATATTGTTTCATTAATTCAGCATTCATACCAATCATATTGCACGAAATAGATTCTGTAATAAATTCTTTCTCAATAGATACAGCTTCTTCAAAAATTTCATGAACTATTTGAGGCTGCAGTTTATTTTGAATATAACTATATAATAAACATGCAAAATGGCAATGCATTCCTTCGTCTTTACTAATTAACTCATTGCTAAAAGTTAATCCGGGCATTAATCCTCTTTTTTTTAACCAATAAATAGCACAAAAGCTTCCTGAAAAAAAAATACCTTCTACAATTGCAAAAGCAAGTAATCGCGTGGCAAAATTAACTTCTTTATTTTCAATCCATTTATATGCCCAAGATGCTTTTTTATAAACACATGGTATATTTTCAATTGAATTAAATATATTTATTTTTTCTTCGTTATCTTTAATATAGGTATCTATTAATAAACTATACGTTTCACTGTGAATAGATTCATTAAATATTTGATATGAATAAAATGCTCTTACTTCAGGTATTTCAATTTCATTCATAAATCGAACGGATAAATTTTCCATGACGATTCCATCACTGCCCGCAAAAAATCCAATAATATTTTTTATAAATGATTGTTCGTGATCATTTAATGTTTCCCAGTCATTGCTATCTTTAGATAAATCAATTTCACTAGTTGTCCAAAATGCACTTTCGGCTTTTTTATATTCATCATAAATATCTTGATATTTTATGGGAAATAAAACAAATCGATTCTTATTTTTTTGTAATAACATTTCATTATCATCATAGGTTTTGGAAGTAGATGCATTATAATTTTCTAACATAATTTTTTATTTATTATAAATTTATATCATTATTTTTATATAAAAAATAATCAATAATTATTTTAAATAAATAATATTAAATTCAAATAATAAAATAAATAATTAAAAATTAATTATTTTTTTGAATAAAATATTTACATAAATAAATTCGATTGAAAAATATAATTTTTATATAAATATCAACATGGAAATTAAAAAGAATGAAAAAAAATTAATAGACGACTATATACCCACATTAGATCGATTCCATATTTCCAACTTACCCAAAAATAATTATTTAAAATTTCCGTATATAGATGAAAATTTATTAAAAATATGTTCTCTGGAAAATGATTATGAATTAATTGAAAAAATTACCAATTATATTATTAAAAAAAAATTAAGTAATGAAGATTTTTTATTTATTATTCAACAATATTTTATTATTTCAAAGGAACAAAAAAGTAAACTTCAATTATTATTAAATAAAACATGTGATCATCAATTATTAAGAAATGAAATCGAAATTATATTATTTAATATCAAATATATACGTTTTTACTTAATTGTCATTGAATTTTTATTTGATAACCAGAATCAAAGTGACGAATTATATTTTTATTTATATATATTGATTCAAAATAATGAGAAAGAGATTGAACTATATTCTAAAAAATATTTTAAATTTCGAATTATCTATTATTATTTTCAAGAATTATATTCCTTTTACAAAAAAATAAATAAATTTTTATGTAATCATAAAATTACCGAAGAAGAATCCGATAAAAAATTATTTCATTCTTTATTTAAAGTATGTTTATTAAGCTGGTATAAAATTTATATGAAAGATGTAGAAAATAAATGTGTGGATAAAAAAGTAGAATCTTTTTTACATCAAAAAAAGAAGAATATTTTTCAACAATTTTTATGTAATCATGATTTGTATAATTTATAATGTATTTTATTAAATAAATAGTAAATAGAATCATTCATAATATATATATATTACTTAGTTATGACTGTATTATAACTTCGACATTCTATGCATTTATTAAATTCTGGATGATACATAAGTTCTCCATTAATGTTACAATCATTACAGTAATAATTCACTTTTTTTTCATTATTATATAAATATTTTTCTTTTAATTTATCATATTCTTTTTCATATAATAACGGATCAAACATTGATTTTTGACATAGTCCACAACGAAATATTCCCTTAAATTTAGTTTTATAAATATCATAACATTCATAGTGCATAATATGCCCACATCTTAAAAATTTACAATCTTCTGTTTTATCTATTGATTCAAAGCAAATTTGGCATGTTAAATCTTTATTTATTACATTTTCACAAGGGTGATTTATATCTTTTAAATAACAATTATTACAATTATCACAGTGAATAAATGATTCTTTTTTCCCAATACGACAAACATCACATTTATCACAATGATATATATCTAAATTTGTCCAAATTTTACATTCTGAACAATAATTATCATTAAATTGTGTATTACAATGAATACATTGATTAGATAATTGATTTTCTTGATTACAAGTTAAACATAATAGTTTTTTTTTATTTTTATTTTTAAGAGAATGATCTTTTTTTTGATCATGGCATATTTTGCAGCAAACATATTCATCACAGCATGAAGCATAAATATGGCATTTGGATTTAAAATTATCACAAGTAATTGTCATTCTTTTTAGCTGTAGTTAAAATTCTTTAAATAAGATAATTTTATCTTATGTTTATTCTTTAAGTTCAAAAAATTCATTTTTAAAAAATTTATTAATAAAAATAGTCACTATAATAATCAATTTTATTATTATATTTCCAAAGGTGGTGCTGATGGTATTGGAGCTTGGTTTTGTTTTTGCTTAGCTTCTTCTTTTAGTTCCTCAATAGAACGAAAACAAAATAAACATTTTATTTGCTTTTTATCTGCAATCTGTTCTTTATATTGATAAAAACATTTTTGATGAATTGTATGTCCACAGTGTAATAAAACATTATTTCTTTTTAATTCATATAAATTTTCTAAACATATTGGACAATCCTTATTTTGATCGTTGCTAATTTCACAATTATGTATATTCCATTTTGATTTTGGTACACATATATTACATATATGACAGTGAATATAATTTTTTCTTTTTCCTAGATAACACATTTTACAATCATCACAGTGAAATGTTTTAGTAATGTTAAACCAATATTTACATTTTTGACAATAATTTTTATTAAATTGTATATGACAATGTGAACATTCATTGGAAAATTCATTTATAGTATTACATTGGCGACATTTTATATGAGATAAATCATATTTTTGATCAAGAGAATGATTATTTTTTTCATTGTGACATTTCCAACAACAATAATATTGTTGACAACATTCAGTAAAAATTAAGCAATTCGATTTAAACATAGAACAATCAATTATCATTTTTACTGTATATTAATATTTTCTTTAATTTTTATTATAAATTTTATTTGTTATTGAGATACTTTAAAGTTTAAAAAGATTAATTTTCTTTAAGTTAAAATTAATAAATTTTGTGGAGAAATAAATTGCAATCATTTTTTCGTTTTTTATTAAATAAATTATTTTTCAAGAAAAGAAATTATTTTATTATCTTCGGATGTAAATTTAATATTGTCAATTATTTTTTGATATTCTACAGGATTTGATAAATAATATTGAATTTTTTGAATCATTTCATTGATATTTTTTACAAAAATAACCTGATCTTTATATAACTGATAATGATATAATTCATATACTGATGGATAAAAACTAATAGGCAATTTTTTACAACTTAGAATTTCATTTAATCGAGCAGTTTCCAAATTAGCATTCTGATAAAAATGAATATTAAGCACTATTTTTGATTTACAAATTTCTCGAAATAATTGATCTTCAAACATATTATCAATAACACGTAATCGAATATAAGGAAGCTGTTTTTTAATATATTCTAGAATAGATATACGATCTCCATTCATTGTTCCGTAAAATAATACATCATATTGGTTAGAATATTGAATTGGATAAGAAACTAATTTTTGATAATCTATTAGAGGAATTGGAAAATATACCATTTTTTTTCGAACATATTCTTCAAAACGTATGATATTAGCTGGAGTATAATCCCATGTTTTTTTAGAATGAACAATAGAAAATATATACTTTTGATCAATTCGATTACAAATATCTTTTTGTTCTAATTGATATACAATGTAATTTTTAGGAAATTGTGGAACTTTATGAGAAAATAAAATAATATAAAGATTATCTTTTGTTTGATCAACATATTGTACTATTTCTGATTTAATCTGATTTATTTTTAATAAATATTGTATTGTTTTTGAAATATAATAACCATATTTTATACTAAATATGAGTATTGGTTTCTGATTCATTTTAATTAAAATTAAATAAAATAAAATAAAATATTTTTAATCTAATTTTATTTATATAATATGTTAATTAGTATTGATAATTTAAATTATCCATATCATTTTGAAATCATTGAGTCAATAATACAAAAATATGATGTAATTGTTAAAATACCAAAAAAAGATTATTATTTAATTTGCTTAGAAAATATTAAGGATCCTCATTTTATTCAATATATAAATGAAAAATATCCGGAAATATTGATAAATAAAAAAAGAAATAATTATAATTACAAGATTTATACAACATTTTATCCTCATTTATCAAATAAATTTTCAAAATATTTAAATAATCATGAAAAAAAACACTTCTTTATTAGTCATAATATACATCAATCTGTCAAATTCAATAATGTTTATTTTTTAACACCATTATGCAAAACTAAAAAATTTATATATACGTCTTTTTTACCTTTCAGTGATCAAAAAAATGAATCTAATATTCCCATTTATATTGTACAAGGAAATTTTACTGAACAACGAAGAAATTATACTTTACTTATAAATATTTTAAAACATAAATATGAATATGATTTCAAAATTAAATTTATAGGAAGAGGAAATTTACCATCTTATTTAAATGAATTTAAATCTAAATTTATCATTAAAAGTAATTTAAATTTTATAGATTATCATAAAGAATTTACGGATGGTTATTGTATTTTACCATTAATATTAAAAAGTACACATAAACAATACTATATCAATAAATTAACATCAACAATTAATTATAAATTAAGTTATAATTTAAAATGTTTAATTGATAAAGATTTACAAAATATTTATAAATTAGATAATGTAGAAATATTTAATAATGAAAAAGATATTCATGAAAAATTTAAAAAAACTTTAATTGATTTCTATAAAAATAAAAAATTAGAAAAATAAAAAATTAGAAAAATAAAAAATTAATAAAATAAAAAATTAGTAAAATAAATTTTAATATTTACAATCTTCATCTACCATTTCTTTTACCAGTTCATCAAATGTATATTTTGGTTTCCATCCTAATTTACTTCGTGCTTTTGTAGAATCACCTAATAATTCTTCTACTTCTGCTGGTCGATAATATTTCTCGGAAATACATATCAATTCGCGTCCTGTATATGTATCATATCCAATTTCATTGACACCTTCGCCTTTCCATGCTATTTTAAATCCTTTTAAAGCAAAAGATTTTTCTACAAATTCGCGAACACTGTGATATTCATTTGTTGATAATACAAAATCTTCTGGTTGTTCATGCTGAAGTATTCTCCACATTCCTTCTACATAATCCTTAGCATGACCCCAGTCTCTCTTTGCATCTAAATTACCAAGTACTAATTTATCTTGTTTACCTTTTAAAATATTACCAAGGGCAATCGTTATTTTTCTTGTCACAAATGTTGGACCACGTCTAGGGCTCTCGTGGTTGAATAAAATTCCTGAGCAAGCAAACATATCGTATGATTCTCGGTAATTTTTAGTAATCCAATGTGAATATAGTTTTGCTACACCATATGGTGAACGAGGATAAAAAGGAGTCGTCTCTTTTTGCGGTACTTCCTGTACTTTTCCATATAATTCACTTGTTGAAGCTTGATAAAAACGTGTCTTTGATTCAAGACCCGCACTTTTAATAGCATTTAAAATACGTAATGTCCCCAATGCATCTATATCTGCAGTATATTCTGGCACTTCAAAAGATACTTTTACATGACTCATCGCTCCTAAATTATATATTTCTAATCGTTCAAAATCTTGATTTTCTTTTATTTCTAATAAAATTTGTAATAAACAAGTTCCATCACTTAAATCACCATATTTTAATTTTAAATTAGGATTTTCAAATAGATGATCGATACGTTTTGTATTTATCGATGAAGAACGACGTACTATTCCAAATACTAAATAATCTTTTTCTAATAATAATTCGGTTAAATAAGAACCATCTTGTCCAGTAATTCCTGTAATTAAAGCAATTTTTTTCATAGTATTTTAAAAAGTTAGATTAATTTTAAAAAAATAAAACGAATAAATAGTAAATTATTATAATTTTACTATGAATGAATACTTTTGAATAATTAGATATTTCTATATTTCTATATTTCTATATTTTTATATTTTTATATTTAAGGATAAATTATTATTTTATTTTATTGATAATAAATAAAATGAATTATCAAGTTGAAAAAAATGATCAAATAGAGAATAAAGTTAATTTTAATAAAAAATTTCTAAAGTATTTATATAACTTTGATTGGCAACAATTTCAGAATTTAAATAATCATCTTCCTTTACATGATGATATAGAAGCTTGTATATATTATTTAAATCAAGGAATAAAAGATGATATTAAAATTTATCCAAGAATAAATGATTTCTTTAATCCTGAATGGAAAGAATCTCAAGAAACAATAGAATCTTTAAAAGAACAAATAAAAGAAGAGAAAAAAGGCATTGTTACATTATTAAACTCTACATATAATTGGAGTTATTATTTATATAATCATCCTGAAATTTTAGAAATCATATCAATTAATTCTTG